TAAAACCCAAAACGCACGTATAATTGCATAAGCATGTATGCCAGTATCGAATCCTTTATAATCACCAGCCACAATGCGCTCACGCCCAAAATAAGTCAAATAGCGAAATAAAATGTCCCAGTCATCACTTTGAGCATTCATTGCTGCTGCTGATTCAAAAACATAATTGTGTGTGTGCATGAGTCGTGCAACCCACAACAACATCATTCGAACAACTAGGACCCAAGAAACTGGAGCACCAGTAAAGACTCTAATTTTACCAATTGAATCCTTAGCCCTAGAGATAACTTCATCCTTTAAATTGGCGGAGAAAATGGGATTAACCATTTTTCCATCAATATACCGATCAAGAATAGCTCTAACTTTTTCTTCTATATCATGAGTAAATTGAACTGCATCAGGTAACCCTCGCAAATATCCTAACTCATCCTTCGAAAGAAAATGTTTTTTTACTTTTCTATAAGGAAAACCCATACTTGTGTTCTTGTCTATTGAATGAATATGAGCCACCCCTGCGGCACCATTAATCGCTGTAAACAAATCGTACACATGCACTTCTTTCAACGGTTCCTTTCCGAGACCACTCAGGACATCTCCCAAATATGCTTCAGATGCACGGTCCATCAAAGTGACACTAAAACCAACTTTAGGTGCCATGCGTGCTTTAAGCGCAACATACCATGGCAAATAACTTTTCATTTTACTCGGTGGCACCATATCTGTAACCATTCCTTGGCTCTTAAGTTTTTCTGAAATTACCGTTTTCACGATTTTGCTTTTTGGTCCAGGTCGAACACCGAGCAAACCAGTGATAACTTCGCCTTCACCTTCATCAAGAAAATTAACGGGGGATTTGCGATGCACATCAGAAACCACAATTGGATATCCTGGCTCAGCCAATGTGACAGTTTCCACATCCACTACCATGTTTCCAAAATGTTTAACCGCTTTTTCAACCATGGGACGCGTTACAACTTGAACGCCAACCGTAGCCCACTTTTCTTGCTTATCAGGCAACCCCAAAGCATGGAAACCCAAAACAACGGGTCCCATACTTGTTTGGACATATAGTGGCATGCCACAATCACCATCCCTGGTATTATCCACCATGGGAATCACAGCTAAGTACCCCATCATGTCATACGTAGTAGCCTCCAAACGCGTAAAATAAATTCTATCGCAATCTATGTGCTTAACACATAAATCCGAGTCCACACCAATATATCTGCCATGCATAACGCCTGGAATAGGACATGCTGCAAACAATCGTGTGATATTTCTAACAGGTGGCAAGCCAATAATCTTTATAACTGTAAAATCATGATCAATACACAAAACCTGTTCCGGCTCTATTACCATCACTTTATTAGAAGTAATGTTACCATAAGGCTCCCCTTCTATACGTAAGCGGAATCTTCCTTTTGGAATCGTATGCGTCGGAAAAGCATACAAAAAATCACACAATCCTAAGCACATAGCCTTTGATGCATAATCCTCTTTATCATTCTTTTGTGTCAAAACAGTGAACCTCCTCAAATTTCGCAGGAGAAATGCATTTTCAAACTCCTCCCGAGGCATCATCTTTAGCGATGTACTCAAAGGCGAGAGTTCGAAATTGGAAAGCTGAAATGAACCCCGTGGCCAGGCTTCTTCTGGTTCAACTTCCCTTGGTATGGGTGGAGAACCACGTAGTTTCAATTGCTCAAGCGTAAGACCTTGCGGTTTACTCTCTTTCAGTTCTTCAACTTTTTCCATAACAACAGTCTTCACCTTATTTTCTGGCTTAGGAGAAAAAATTTTCCAAAAGGCAAAAGCCAAGCCAACACCAGTTATAATGGTGGTTGTCGCAGCAATCAGTAATAAAACCCTCGGTGTAGTTCCCAATCGCGTGGCTATCTTATTGCCAATCGCATGGAACGCTTGTTTGGTCGTGAATTTATTATCACTATACCAAAAACACATTATCATCCACGTATCAAATGAAAGCACACATGTCATCAACCATGCTAGCATTCT